CAAGCATTATGCAGGCTGTTTCTTTTTATCACCGGCCACAGCAATACCACAATGCCGCAGACCAGCACCCCATCCGCCAGCACCGACATGATTCTGCTGGTGAAATCCACCATCACCACCAGAAACAGCAGGAGTGCAGCCACAGCCAGGCGCAGTTTTACCGTCACAGGTGATTCTCCAGACGAAGACCCAGAACACCGGCAATCTCTTCCAGCACCTTGCGCTCTTCCGGCTCAATTTCGCCGTCTGCCTCCGCAATGGCCACCGCCACATCCAGCACATCTTCCGCTTCACGCGTATCGTGTTTCACATCCTCAATCTCGCGTAACGCGGCACGACGACCAATTTTAAAATTGGTATCCAGCTGACCGATAATAGTTGCGCTAATCGCATTAATTTCCGAGGTAAACGCAGACAACGCAGGCTGATTACGTAAGACCTGTTCGATCTTCGCTTTCTCGGATGCCTCGCATTCACCATCTGCATAGGCCACCAGGTATGCAGCGTTAATCACCGCCTGTGCCAGATCGCGTTTCTCAAACTTTTTAATTTCCGCTGCCGCTCTGCGGGTTTTCTTTTTGAAGATTCCAAACATCGTGACGTTCCTTTGGGTGGGTGAGCCAACGCCCGGGAGCGATCTGCCCACAGAGAAAGTCACACTGACCACTCCGTAAGCTCACCCCCGAAAGGCTCTGTGGTTGATATGCGCCGGGCGTGGCGCAGATACAAAAAAGGCCCGCCGAAGCGAGCCTGGAAAATAAGTGTGGCGCGTTGTAGTGGAGTCGAACCACTGACCGATTGCTTAGAAGGCAATTGCTCTGTCCGGCTGAGCTAACAACGCAGAATACCGATAATGGACCGCCATCGGGGACCCGCCCCCGCACCAACAACCCTGTTATGGTGTCGTCTGCTCTTCCTGATAAGCTAATGGCGGTTTGTGATGGTGGCCCTTGCTGGATTTGAACCAGCGACCTGGCGATTATGAGTCGCTCGCTCTCACCACTGAGCTAAAGGGCCGGGAGCAGAATAATAATGGTGCGTAATTAATTCTGCAATCTCATCCGTTTCAAACGATTAAATCCTGAACTTCCCTGACTGTCTGTTCAAAGCGTCCGGTCTCCAGCTCAACACCAATCGCACAACGCCCCAGTGCCATCGCCGCTTTTACCGTTGAACCTGAACCCATAAAAAAATCTGCAACCAGGTCTCCCGGACGACTGCTCGCGTTGATTATCTGCTGCAGCATTTCTGCCGGTTTTTCGCACGGATGTTTCCCTGGATAGTACTGCACCGGTTTATGCGTCCAGACATCGGTGTACGGAACCTGCGCCGTCACACCGAAATACCGCCGCAAATTTTTATATTCACTCAGCAGTTCCGTATACTGCCGGTTCAGCTCACTGTATGTGCTGACCAGCTGGTGGTGTGGCTTTTCCAGTTCCCCGCGCTGATGTTTTTCTGCCGCAACACGCGCAAACAACGCCTGCAATTTGTTGTAATCACCCTCGTTCGGTAACTGCCACTGACTGATACCAAACCAGTGCGAAGCCATGTTTTTCTTTCCGGTGGCTTCCGCTATCTGTTTTGACGTTATTCCCAGTGATTTACGCGCATCACGAAAGTAAGAAATCAGCGGGGCCATGACGTGCTGTTTTAGCTCGCGCCCCTGCTCCACATAGCCATCATCTTTCGGGCGATACGGTCCCTGATAATGTTCTGCAAACAGAATGCGCTCTGTTGCCGGAAAATACGCCCGCAGACTTTCCTTATTGCACCCGTTCCAGCGTCCGGACGGCTTCGCCCAGATAATGTGGTTCAGCACATTAAAGCGCTCACGCATCATGATTTCGGTGTCAGATGCCAGGCGATGACCACAGAACAGGTAAAGACTTCCGGCAGGCTTCAGTACCCGCCAGAACTGCGCCAGACACTGGTCCAGCCATTTCAGGTAATCATCGTCGCCCTCCCACTGGTTATCCCAGCCCTCGGGCTTCACTTTAAAGTATGGCGGGTCTGTGACTATCAGATCGACAGAGTTTTCCGGTAAGGTCTGGATAAATTCCAGGCAATCAGCGTTGATTAACTCACAACTGGATATTTTTACAGTATTAATCATAGATCAATAAGCACTTCTCTGATAGGCTCATGCCGCTTTTGCGCAAAGCAGATGGGCCTGAGGTTTGCTTGTGACCCCAACGCATGAGCAGATGGCTGGCAGGTGCCGCTAACACCCACCAGCCGCCCATTACCACAAATTAAAAAGCCTTCACTGCGGAAGGCGTCTGTAACAACCGAACTGATAATCTGCCAGACCCGCCATAACAAGCTGAGTCAGTATTAACTGGCAGCGTTCGCGTGAAAGGTAAGTATTCTGCGCAATTTCCCCGACGGTCGCCGGTTCGGTGACGCTTAATTCATTAAACACCACTCTGGCGGTTTCGGTCATATCCTGCTGTTTTAGCATGCCTTTTTCCCTTTTCTGGTTAACGTGACATACCAATACCTCTTGTCGAAAAAGCCAGCAAGCTGAAAGACCAGTATTCACAACTACCAGCGCGTTTAATGTTCTGTGCCGTTTTTCAGGCATAAAAAAACCCGCATAAAGCGGGTTCTTTCAGGTGTCCATGTCTGCTATTCGCCTCGCGGTACAGCTTTGCGAAGCGTAGCTGGATTGAAACAGTTTATGGCTAAAAATACAAGCTTTTTTTCTAAAACTGCACAAACCTTACTACCAGCCAAAAATCCTCTTCGTGCAACAACAAACGCCCTCCAGATTCTAAGCGTCAGTAAAAGAAAATGCATCTCGCATCAGTGGATACAGAATAAACTCAGCTATTCTCAGCCACATATCTATACGATTGCGGCATGTTGCATAGCACCACTCAGGGTGAACCTCATTCAACAATTCAGCCATTTTGCGTTTACTCATCCCCCGCCCTTCGTATCTTTGCCGCAGGATATCAATCAATCCAGGATAACGTGCAAGCGCTTTACTTATCACCCCATCAATGCGTAACGCCTCTGCATCAGTACAGTGAGACAACCAGCTCTTCTGTCTGCCAGCGATCATCTCTCGCAAGAATGCTTCCAGCTCTGGTTTATCAATCCCTGACTCCCTGATTCTACGCAGGGCTTCATTGATTGCGGTTTTTGTCAGTTTTTTGGATGCCAGCAACTGATTGAACATATTTCCTGTTTTGCTACCACCTATATACGACCAACGCCCCCACATCCGTAATTTCCCCTGGATCCAGACGGCTTCCAGCGTTTTTAGACGTAAATGCTCGCCGCTTTTGCCTGTAATTTCCGGGTATATCATATTTACGATCACTCACTCTCAATTTTGTAAATCTTCACGCCCAGCCGCCCACCAGGAACGAGCTGACCGCGCACAATATTGATTTCATCAAACTGCTCGTCGTCTATGAGAAGTCCGGCATGCGTCAACGCATCCAGTGGTGCTTTCAGGATATTGTCCAGGTCACGGCGGCGCTTATCCGGTGGTTCTGCAATAATTTTTATTGCCAACCTTCCGGACAGGCTTAATTTCAGCCGCTGCTGGCGAACAATAAGCGCCACTGCCCGGCGATAACGCTCCCCGGCTTTTGATACAAAATATGTGCTGCCACGACGACGCCAGTAAGTGTTCACCGTTGGCGGGTAAGGCAAAACAAATTCTATGCGTTCAGTCATTTATGCTTTCCACTTCAGAACACCCGAATTTCTCGCGTGCATTAAAAAACGAATCAGCAACAACAGCTGGCTGCCGTGTTTTTCTTCAAAATCTTTTACCCCGGCGTGTAGTTCGCTATGGCATTTACGGCACAGCGGAATAACAAACAAATCATCAGCCTTTGTTCCCATCCCTCCCAGTCCATGACCAATGATGTGATGCGGATCATCTGCCTGATTGCCACACGTCATGCATTTCTGCGTTTTTACCCAGCGCGTGTATACAGGCATCTCTTCCCGTTGTGATTTCTGGCGCTGGAGATACTGAGCCGGTGACTCGGGATCAACGGCAATGCTGACCACCGTCTT